CAGCACCTGAGATAATCAGTCCTGTATCTCTTTCGCATTTGGCTTGGTCGTATACAAAGTTGTTAGCATTAATATATGCAATAACTTCGCCTGTTAAAAAGGCTTTGTTTGCAACAAACTGCGAGTGCGCATTTATAAGTGCATCAGCTGCTGGACCTGGTTCAGGATATTCTCTACCTTCACTAGGTAGTTGGTTAAACTCAATAATATCAAAAATATTATCAAATAAGTCTGAAACTTTGTCCTGGAATGCTGCTTCGCCACTTGCTGCTAATACAGCCAAACGTTTTGCTTCTCTTAGTGCAATAATAGTTGCAGGTTTTTGTTCGCCGTTTAAGTAGGCAACATTTGCACGATTGTAAGATAATCCTGCTGTAATACTATTTTGATTTGTTCCAAGCTGGGCATCTCTATATACTGCATCAACCATATAACCAACATCACGTTTACACTTTTCTTCGTTGTAAGTAAGTGTTGGGTTATTGATTAAGTTATAATCTATTGTATCTTCAAGGATAGTTGCAATAACCGAAAGTAGTTTATTTGCTGCATTTACTTGTCCGGCTGGTTCTTCTTCAATATTTGGATAAGATTTAGTAGGCAACCCAGTAATAGTTTGTGCATTAATAACGTTTTCAACTATTTGCACTAATCCATCTAGTAATGTAGCTTCAATTTGTGTAGCATCGCCGCTTGTAAAGTCTTGTGTTTCTGCATTACCTGATGTTTTTGCAACACTAAGTCCTCTAATAACACGTTGTACAATAAATCTTACTCTTGCAAATGCGTCTTCAAATGCTGTTAGATTTGTAGTAGTAAATTTACTCCACGTTACACTTTTAAAGAACCAAGTTGTTTCTTGTACTGTTGCATTGTTACCACCATATAAAATATCATACGATAAAGCATCAACAAAGTTTTCAACATATGCTTCCCATTCAGATGCAGTATAAGTTAGTGTACTGTCAAGTGTGTCTAAGTAAGCAATAAACTCAGCAACAATAAAATCCTTGTTTGCTTGTAAATGATCTTTTGAATCTATTCCATTTTGCGTAACTCCAACACTTGCTGGATATGCAGGTACAATGCCTGTACTATCGCCATCGTCAACTACGTTAATAATAATATCAAATGCTTCATTTACTCTAGTTACTGAAGTAGGATCTGTGTTAACTTCTGTATATCCTAAAACTAATGATCTTAGATAAGCAAAACTAGAAACATAAAGATTTTTAAATCTTGTTCTTGATCTAAACTCTTTTGCTTGTCTAACTATAACATGGTCGCCACCTGTGGCAATGTATGAAGAAAGTGCAGTTAAGAACACTGTCATATCTTCGTCGTACCATGCTTGATTATAACTTAGTTCGGTAAACTGATCGTTGATATAAGCAGTTAGTTCAGCAATAATAAAATCTCTATTTACTAAAATATTATCTTTTGCTTCAATGATTTCGCTATCTATGCTACTTAGATCGTTAAATGTGTCGCCGAGCTGATCTCCAACGAATGGAATGCCAGTACTATCGCCTGCTGCAAGTGTACTAGTAACAATATTAAATCGTTGATCCAGTTCTTCTTTCATTGCAAGATTTGAAGTTAACGCTTTCATTTCGTCACGTGTTGCTTCAAGTGCATATATAGTAGGAGCAAGCTGATCTAAAAGAACTTTAGTAGAGGTAGCTCGTAAATAACTTTGCGCTGCTGTAGTTGTTTGATAGTATGTGCCCATAACAATATCACTAGTTAGTGCATCAATGATACGTCTAACATCACGTTCGCAAGTTTCTTGATTGTATACAAACGGCTGTGTTGTAATGTCGTTTGAAGTAATATAATAAAATATATCATCACCGTCAAACTTAATAACAGAACCAGTTTGCGGCTTGTCTCTTAAACTTGAAATAGCAATACTAGCATTTGTTCTTAGATTCACTGTTCCGGTGGCTTGTATTGTTGCGCCACCTCCTGTAAATGTAATATCCGGTACACTTCGATATCCGCTACCATTATCAGTAATACTGACTGCTGCAAGTTCACCTGTAGTTAAATCTACCTGAGCAGTAGCTTGGGCAACTGTTCCGCCTGCGCCTTCTGGTGCGCTAAACTGTATTGTTGGTACACTAGTGTATCCTGTTCCTGCAAATGAAAGTGTTACACTACCTACTGTAGAATAATAGTTTTGATCAGCTGTTGCTGTGGTATATGCTACTGGATAATACCCATCTGCTACAACACCGTTAGTACCAAAGTCACTAACACTGTTTGAAATACTTAAATAACCACCTTTGGTAGTCATAAATCCTGTACTACAGAAGACCGAGAAGCAACTAACAATCTGTGTATAACCAAAGTTGGTAACATGGAAACCAATACCACCTTGTGAAATCTGTGTAAATGCGTCAGCAACAAAACTAAACACTAGTGATGCAGGATCGTAGTCGTCTCCATCAACTAGTAGTCCGCCACCGCCACCTTCTGGATTAATTTGTTTTTCTACAGGAACGTTTGGATTGTCTGCTAATAATATTGGTTTTGCACCCGGTGTAATACCTTCAATCTGTACAGTTTCAAATGGTACAAACTCAGTTCCGTCGTTCAACCACGGACCATTCATGTTAGTACAGTTTTGTACATATGGCGAAGTAGTAACTAGGGCGCCTGGGCGTATTCGAGTACACCAGCCTGGAGCACGTAATCCTCTAAATGTTATTTGATATAAGTAACAAGCATTGCCCATAAGAAAGAAATCCGAAGTAGGATTCTTTGGAAACACTCTAGTATTTCTAAGTTCGCCTTGTCCTGAGACAGTAACAAAGTCACGTAATGTGATCGGATTGTTTTCATAATAATCGCCTGGTGCAACAATAATAGTTGAGCCAATGGGTGCAACTTCTGATGCACGTTTTATACTAGCAAATGCGCCATTTTTATCTGCACTTCTACCATCGTTTGTATCACTACCATCTTCGGTAACGTAGTATACATTAGTAACTTTTGGACCAGTAACATCACCTGTGGTGATCATATTGGCATTTACACGAAACTCCTTGCCATCGTCAAGGTTCATTTCCATATCACCGTCGGATGTAAGAATAAAGGTCTTATCCCCTATTTTTCTGCTATGTATCGACTGTCTTTTAATATAACTCATTTACACTTCCAAATAACTTAATGTTGCTGATAGATTTGTTGGCGTTTGTCCTATTAGCATAACTCTGTCTCCTGCTTCCAATATTAATCGTTCTGCCGAGAATGTAAAAGTATCAGCTGCACCAATTTCTAAATCATTTAATATCAAGTTATCAGTTGTTTTGACTGCACCATTAGGAATAATGTGAACATCAACTTTGGTATCATTACTACCTGTTCCGTCATTAAGTCCTGTATTACATATTAGCAAAGTCGTTAATGCAAACTTTTTTTCTGCTGGTACAGTTAAAAGAGTTGTATCTGTTGTTAATATTGCTGCATTTACTATCGCCATTGTTTGTTCCTTAAAAAATAATACTATAAAGCAACGCTTTATTTCTGCTTACAAGTTCGTCCTGTGTGCCGTCTGTGTTTATAAAATATAAACCAGTGCCGCCATCTCCGAGTGTTTTACTATATAATGTGCTACCTGCACTTGGCAAATCAACTGGAGTTACTTCCTCGGTAAAGTTTAACCATCCATCTATTTGTACTCTTCCAGTTCCTGAACCTTTTAAAATGATATCACTATTAATACCTGATGTAGTAACAATATTATCATCAAATCTTAGATCTTCAAACTCGACTCTAGACTCAAAAAACGTAGCAATAGTACTTTCATTAATAGAAATTTCAGCTCTACTAGTTCCGCCACCTGATTCAGTATCATATACTTGAATACTTGTTGGAGACAATGTGCCTGTTGTAATTTTATCTTGAAAGTTATATGTAAAATAACCGTCAACATAATCGAGTAATCCTCTAACGTTAACCAACGCATCATCGTTTGTAGCAACGCTAAGTCCATCGGGTTGTGACGGATCTGGAGTAATATCACTTCCGGTATATGACCATATTTGTTTTTCGTAATCAGTAGTTCCAGTAACATTAACAACCCCAGTACCGGCTCCGATTAAATATAAATCTTGATTAAGTGTTGGAATAATACTACTAGTGTGGATACCTGAAAGGTCTCCACTAACTAGTTTAAAAATAAACGCACCTTCGTTGGCAGGTTCTGCACCATTACGAATAGTGTTTAGATCTTCATCATAAAAGAACTTTGCATCAAACGCATCAGGTCCACGATCAATAATGATACCAGCGCCTCTTCCGTTACCATCCGATACGTCAGTAATCCCAGCGTCTCCGCCAGGATCGCCATTATTGATTGTGATAGTTTTATCATCAACTACTAACTCAGCTGATCCAATACTAGTTTGAGCACCCAATACATCCAAGTCACCGTTAACAGTAACTTTACCTGTTAACCCAGTGTCGAGAAGAATCTCGCCTTCTGTGTTTATAGAGATTGTGTACTTGTCTACACCTATGCGATTAATGCGTTCAGCCATTTAGCTAGTCCTTATGCGTCTTCTGTGAAGTCGTCGTCATCAACACCAACTAATGTGTTGTCGTCACCAGCTTCTTCAACTTGTGCTGCGCCATCTGCTACAGATGTACTAAAGTTCCAAGCTACACTTTTGCCGTCATATGCGTTTGAGCCTGTAGCACTTGGAGCAACTAATGTTACTTTACGTCCAGCAATTTTACTTACTGTGTATGTTTCTGCATCGTCCATTTTGAATGAAATTGACATTTCACCTGCTGTAAGTGCTGCTGGCAATTTACCAGTTGTTAGCGTACAAGTAAATTCTCCGCCTGTACCGATTTCTTCACATACAAACTTTTTTGATCCTACTTGCTTTACGATATAACCTTCTTTAACGGCTGTGCCATTATGAAAGTTTACTTTGATTTCAGAACCAGCTGCTGTTGGTGTTCCAAATAATCTTTTGTTTAGTGGTCTTCCCATTTGTTTTCTCCTATAAAAAGTAGTCCTATGCCCGTTCTATGAGCTACGCTGCGGGTACAGCATAAGTCCGCCTTGCGGCACACTATCTGACATATGTATTTATCTAAAAGAAAAAAATGGGTAAATGTTCACAAAAAAAGGCCTACCGCATTAGTGGGTAGACCTTTAATAATAAAGTGATAGGTTGGACTCTGTGAATACCAACAACCCCTTAGTAGAGCCACGCTCAAATCAGGGAACTTCATATTAAACAGTTACGTCTAAAAATACAACTTCGTATCTCTACGCTCTTGCATTGCCACCACAGCTATGAACCAAGTTACGACCTCTACGGACCGCCATTCCTTGCACTATCTAATCTAAACCGTCGTCTAGCTTATGTACTTAATATAACATATCTGTAAGAGAAGTCAACCGATTTTTTCTATTTTTCTAAGATTTAATGCATATTTTTTTCCGTTAGATAATACTTCTTCGTATTCAACTACGTCACCTAGCAATGCTTTAAAGTCTTTAGTTTCAAAAAGAACATCATAAAGTTCTCGTCCCCACTTATCTGGACGTATTACACTATATTTTCTTTTTTTATTGTATTTTATTATTTGTCCTATTGGCATATTTTTATTACTCCATGCAAATAGTTATCATAAAAATAGACCCCGTAGGGTCTATTTTTGTTTTTTGTTAAGTCTAAACTTATGTGAAGCTTAGGTTGCTTGCTGATACTTCTACTTTTTCCAAGTAGTCAGCTGCGTTACCTAGAGACGAAGCAGTGTTCGATAGCTCAACATATCCATAACGTGTCATGAACGAAACTGTTGGTTCGAATGTACTTGGATCTAGGACAACACCTGAAGACATAAGTGGGATGTATGGGCAATAGAATGCTGCTGCATCTGATTCACTTGTACCTTTGTAACCAACTAATACATCATCATCTGCTGCATATGTGTTTACGTAGATCTTCATTGCGTTGTTCAATGTGCCAACCATTTTAGTGTTAGTTGGTGCTTCAAAAGTACCTTCAGTTGTACGTGCAAATGCTGAAGTTGTAGCACTTTGTAGAACTGTTAGGATTGCTGGTGATACAACTGCCCAGTTACCTGCGCCACGGCGTGTACGCTGTGCGATGCGGTTAGCTGCACGGTTAACTAGTACTGCAAGTGCAGCATGTTCGTCACCAACAAAAGTTGCTGTACCACTAACTGCTGCTTGGTCAAATGTATCTGTACCTGTACCAGCTAGTGTGTTAAGAGATGCTAGGACCTCTTGGTCGATCTCAGCAGTAATCTCTTGAGCAAGTGCTGCCATGATTTCTGCTTCAACGTCGATGCCGTGCTGCGACTGTGCGTCTTGTGCGGCTTCGAATGTCCAACGTGCTGATAGCTTACGTGTTTTAGCTTCAACAGTTTGCTTTAAGATCTGAATTGACAAACGGTTACCCGCTGCGCCTTCAAGTGCTGCTGTAGCGTCTGCTTTTGCACTAGTAGCGTTACCACTATATGCTTCAGCAATCTTAAATGGACTTAGTGCTTCTTCACCAGCTACTGCACCGCTTGCGCCTGTGCCTGCTGTGTCGCTATAGCGAACACGTAGCGTGTGAATCTGGCCAACTGGGCCAGTCATTGGTTGTACGCCTACAATCTCATTTGCGATGACTGTTGGCATAACACGTCTGATCACTGGAAGGATCACACGGTTTAGTGTTGCGATGTTACCGGCAGATGTAGCACCCGCAGTTGCAGTTTCAGCCAAATACCTACGGGTATTTTCTAGGGTTGAAGCCATTACTGCTTTCTTATTGCCTTGAAGGCCTTCAAGAAGTGCTGACTTGGTATCATTCCAACGACTTTCGAGTAGTTCTGACATTGGTATCTCCTTATTATAATCCAGCTAAACGCTTTAGATCAACAACATTGTTGTCTGCGTCTGCTTTGATGTCATTTGTTTGTGTTCGGTTGCCTGTTACTTCTTTTGCCTCTGATAGTACTGCCTTCTTCTTCGCTGGAGTATTACCGTCTATTACCGCCGGCAGGTATTTGTCAAACGATGCTCTTAAACGAGATGTTTGAACTGATTCCAGTAAGTCTGTCATAATGTCACGTTGGTCTTTGCTTAATGGCGAAACCAATGCATTAATAGTGTCTTTGCGGGTGTTTGTTTCGTTAATCGATTTAACTTCGATTGACTTTGCTTCCGCAAGTTTGATCGCTTTAGCCGCTGCTTGACGTGCTTCTACAATTTGTTTGTCTTTTGTATCTACAACTTTAAGCAGTTTTGATGTTTCTGAACTTTCGTTCAAATAACTGTGTTGATATTCGTTAGCAAATGCTTCGAATAGCTTACGGCCAAAATCATTTTCACGTGCTTGATCAATATCTTCTTTCAGTGCTGAAATTTCTTTCTTAAGTCCTTTTGACACTGTTTCTGATACTAACGCTGCACTTTTCTTAATAAATTCAGTTTTGACTTTATTAACGTGTGCTTTGCCTTCACGTACTAAACGTACTTTTGTTTCGGCAAGATCTTTTTTGTCTTCATAAAACTCTGCAAGTTCTTTTGCAAGTGATTCAACTACAAACTCTTCTAGAGCAACAAACTTGTCCTTTGTTACTTTTTGATCTGCGTGTAGTTCCTTGATTTCTTTTGCTAGTTGTTCACTAACAAATGATTTCATTAGATTAGCATTTTTACGCTGTGCTACTGCAAACTTAGCTTTTGCTTCTGCTAGTTGTTTGCGGTCATCTTGGAATTCTGCGATTTCTTCACTAAGTTTTTCTGTCATCATAGCATCAATGGCTTCCACCATTGTTGTTTTATCATGTGCATATTTCTTAGCAAATTCTTCACGTAGTTCTGCGGTAGCTTGAAGTTTATTTTCTTCAACTTTAGCGTTCCATGCTTCCTCTAGTTCTGAACGCACTTCTTCCGATAGTGCTGAGTTTTCGAAGAGTGATTTAAGTGAGTCTAACATATGATCTCCTCTCCTAGTTAGCGGAGTTTGCTTATTACATCTAACAAGCTCTCTTTTAAATATTTTTGTGCCTTTTTATCGCCTTGTACTTCCCTTGATGTTAGGAACGCCTTATATCCACCATTGCTGTTCATAAGGTGTTCGTAAATAGGTGTTGGGTAGGCGCCCGGAGCACTTGGCTGGGCAACTACATCTACTGTTATAATCTCAAAATCGGAAACTTCTCCATTGCCACTTTCGCTGACATTACCACTACCTCGCGATGAAACACCTAGTTTAACACCTGCTTCAAGCATTGTTTTAACTAGTTGTCCCATCGGAGTTGGTAGTATTTTAAGTTTACCGTAACCGTTTGGGCCATCCATCCACATTTCTGTGATCATATGGCTTACACGGTCAATGTTTATATTAAGTCCTTCAGGATGATCTACTTCGCCTAGTACTGAATAACCATTGCTAATCTGCTCGTTGAGCGTGGTGACAGCCCTGCCAATTTCGTTAACGGGATATACACGTTGATTTGCGTTGCGTACTCCGCCTTGAATACAAATACCTTTCATATAAAGATCCTTGCCTTCATTAGCAGACTCAACAATCACTTTAGCTTGGTCAAAACTCAAACTTTCACTTAGTAAATTCATCAATCAGTCCTTACTTCGCTCTTTTTGGAGCGCCATTTAAAGGTGAACCTGCGCCTGCGTCTTGGTTAGGTGCAGCACCTTTCTTCTCGGCACCATGGCCGGGTTGGTTTGACATTTTTGTCGCCCCTTTAGCACCAGGAACATTTACGTTCTTGGTATTCATATCTTTTGCACTTGGAGCAGCTAGACCACCTTGTGTTCCGCCTGTTCCGCCGTCGCCACCTGCAACTATGTTAGCACTTGTGCCACCCATGTTGTTTGGTTTTGCTGTTGGTGATATTGCGTTTGCGCCGTTGTCGCCCATTTTTGCTGGTGCTACTTTGTCTGCATACTCACGCATTAGTTCTGAATTTGACTTTGGAAGTTTTGATTCTTCTACTTCTTCGTCAGTAGCTTCTTCAACTTCTTCGTCTGCTTCAAATGCCATTGCTTCTTCTGGCTCTTCTTCAGCATCGTCTGTGTCCATGTCAATAGCCATTGCGTCATCGCCGCCCATGTCCATGTCATCTCCATCATCGCCAGCTTCGTCGCCCATCATATCTGCAAACTCTGCTTTAAGAGCTTCTAGTTCATCTTCTAGATCTTCGATACGATCTTCAACGTCTCCGCCTTCGTCGCCCATGCCCATGTCATCGCCAGCTTCGTCGCCACCCATGTCCATGTCCATGTCCATTTCACCATCGTCTGCGCCTGGCATTTCGATGTCCATTCCTAGTTCGTCAGCTGGATCACCACCTTCGTCAAACATACCTTCTTCAACTTCATCAGTTGCTTCGTCTAGGTCTTCATCTGATTCATCTAGATCTTCGTCATTTGACTCGTCTAGGTCTTCATCTGATTCATCTACTTCTTCGTCAGTAGCTTCTTCAACTTCTTCATCAGTTGTTTCTTCTACTTCTTCGTCTTCAAGTAGACCTTCATAAATATCTCTTGATTTTTCTACCACGATTTCGTGGAATAATGCTTCTGCACCTTCTTTGTCTTCATTTACAAGACGCTCAAGCATTTCTTCAAACTTGTTGCGATCAGTCATGTCATTCTCCTTTATTGTCAAGGCTGTCTATTATATTTACACTCTTTTGTAAATATGCGTGTAAAATGGGGTCAAAACGACCCGTTTTATATTTTTTATTGAAAAACTTTACTAAATTCCTCATATGTTATATGCGATAGATTACTTAAATCCCTTAAATGATCTGGAATATAATCTTCTATTGAGCTTAGTACTCGGTAATATTTAGTTTTTGGATGCTGGTTTATACACATCATTGTTTGTCTTTGCCAGTTTCCATAGTACGTTGCTCTATCATTAACGTTTTTATAGTTTCTACTACCTGCATATATATTATTAACTAGTTGATTATCTTTTCCTAAACCTACATAATCAAAACCTAATATGTATATTTCGTTATGATCGTTTTGACTTGCTAATAATAAGGCAGTTGGACCGCTACTCCATCCTTTATTTGGATGCATAATATTAATATTAGGTGTTCTTTCAGTTAGTTTGTTTCTATTTGAATGAACATTGTATTTTAAGTGATAATCAGTTTCGCTAATTTCGATAATCATTTTAGTATCAACACATACTAAATGATCTGGCACAAACTCTCTATACAAGCCGTTACAGCCGTATGTTGTACCTTTGTTTTTTAAGTTATGTAAGTTGATTGCAGAACGGCTAGTACCGTTTCCAAGTACAAAAGCTATTTTATTTGACATTAGATCCCGCCAGCGGCTGCTTGTGCTGCTAGACCGTACATTTGTCTAACATAATTAAGATCCTTGGCTTTTTGTTCTGTATGAGTATCAGATGCTTTACGGGCACGATTGATATCTTTTAGAGATAGTCTACTTTTTCTATTGTCGTCAACTTTAACAATACTGGTATCGTCCTCAGCATTGTAGGTGTCGTCCTCAGTAGGCTCCATTGTTTCTCTATCAAAGTAATATAGTTCTCTAAGTATCATAATGTATTTATATCGTTTGTGCCGGATTTGGTTCTGCACCACCACCGCCAAGTTCGTCTCCGGTATTTGTTTCAGGTGCAGTATCAGTGCCGCCATCTATTCCGCCCAAATCGTCACCTAACTCGTCTTCAAGTCCTCCGAAGTCGCCTGCAAGATCAGCACCACTTAGTCCAGCACCTCTCATTTCGCCTGCCATATCGTCTGTAACAAGATCAGTTAGGTTTTCGTCATTTTCTTCACGCCATAAACGTTCGTTCTCTGCTATCTCTTCTGTACTCAATCCTAAGAATCTTTCAAGTGCAAATCTATTTGATATATATGGAACTGCTGCCATGCTTGTAAATGTACTAATACGGTTGTTATCAAGTTCTGCTTGTCTATATGCTGCAAAGTTTTGTGGTGGAGTTAGTCTTAAATCAAACATTGCATAATCAATGTTTGCACCTTTGCTTTGTAAATACAGTTTAAACTCACTGTTAAAATCTTCAGCTACCATATCCTGCAAACGTTCGCAGTATTTGTTAAATCTTAACTCTTGTATGTATGCTGTGCCAACACGGCCATCGTTGTATTGACTTGCCCCATCGTCTGCACCTGTGGGTAAGTAACTGCTAGGAATACGCAATCCGCGAACCAGTTTGTTAGTAAAGTACCTAAGGTCATCAATCTCTCCTAAGTTAGTACCGCCGGGTAGTGTTTCAACTTTTGAACCACGTCCTTCAGCAGTTTGTGGGAAGAAGTAATCTTCGTTGATTGACAGAGGGTTATATGAACTGTCTATGACATTTGTGCCACCACCTGTCTTGGATGGGATACGTCTTTGGTGTATTTCCGTCTTTACACGCTCCACAAACTGCATAGCAAGGTGTGATGGCATGTTGCCCACATCAACGTAGAATACTCTGCGCTCTGGCGCACGTTGTACTCGATAGATAATAATAG